CTAGACAGTAAAATCAAACATTTCTTTCTTGGTTTTCTCGTAAACATCTCTACTAAACATGTACAAGCGAGCGGGTTTGTGAGCAACTCCTTTTTGTTTTTCATCTAAAGGAATTAGATATTTCATTCGACCAATTTTCTTTCTGAAATTGCGCTTGTCTAATTCTGTGCCCAGAACCACCTCGTAAACATTTTGTAATTCTGTAAGTGTAAATTTTTCAGGAAGAAGTTCGAAACCAATAGGTTCGTGTTTTATTTTGTTGCGAAGAGCCTTCAGCGCTTCATCAACAATTTGATTGTGATCGAAAGCCAACTCGCCAATCTCTGATAAAGGAATCCATTTTGCAATGCCACATTTTGATTCAACAATGATATCGCGAGTGGAGATTAAAGAGAAGAATCCAATTGAAATGATTCTTTTATCCGGATCCCGACCATCATGGATTAGCCATTTTCTGTCCTTGTCTTTTTTTAATCTGTCGGGATGAGCAAATGCTTTAAATTGTTCCAGGTAAACATTGTCGAGACCAGTTCGATCAAACAAAACACGGTAAGCAGCATCTTCAATGGTTTCGTCTTCGTAAATATGGTTTCCTGTTAAAGTAAGATCAGTAAATTCAATTTCTTTTGTAGATTCATTTGTAAGTGTTCGTTCTACAAGTAGCACTTGAAGTTCGTTGTCGTTGTAGCCAAAAATCACACAGTCTACAGATATATAGTCGTTTAAAGTTCGAGGTATCATTGTTGTAATTAGTGATATATTAGTTTCGTAATTGGTATGTGTAAAAAATACACTAAGTGTGTTTTGATGCTAATGTATAACCTTTTTTGATATTGACAAAAAGTGTTTTTCGATTTTCAGCAATCGTATTCGATAATCTAATTGTAAAAAGTACACTAAGTTGTTCGTGTTTGCTACTGATACAGGATGAATGAATAATCAGCTCTTAAGATTCTTATTTGTAATGATTAAAAATAGCATTAAGGCAAATTGCAGAAGAATATTGATTGTTCTTTAAGAAGAGAACTTGTCTGCCTGTATTTTACTTAGGGTGTTCGATAATGTGTATACAATCGTTAAGAGATTGGCACAGCAGATGTTCTTTTATTATTTATTGCTTAGCAATTAATGTAAGCCAGATATTTTAATTGCGAGGATATAAAACAAAAAAGGGTAGCAAATTGCTACCCTTTCGTGATCCAGCCAGAATTATAACTATATCAATAAAATCAATACTTACATTTAATACGGTACTACAATGGTATCGCAAGAATGCATATAAATTACAATTCAATGGCCTTCAAAAATCAAACAGACATGAAAAAAAACGTGTTCACTTGGAAAATGTTGTGCCTGTTTGGGATGTGGTTTGTTGGTTTCGAACCTTGATTATTTTCTTAAATTACCATCGTTTAAACGGTATTGAAATTTTGCATTTCGTCGGTCGGCAAACCACCAAATAACACAGGTTACTGTGAGGTAAACAATCTGGTTGACTTGGTTTTTAAAAATGCTTACTGCCTCTTCAGCTGTCATTACTTCGCCAGCATCAACAATGATGTTGTAGGCTATCCATGTAAGCCACGATGTTAGGATTACAAAGTAGATTGTTAGTCCTGGGCGAATGGCAGTTTTCAAAAAATCGACAATGCCCAATAGGAAAACTAAAATGCAGCCTAGCCAAGTAGTCCAAGGGGAATCGAATAGTTTTGCAATTATTTCATTGCTTATATTTCGCTTGCCTTCCTGCTTTATGGCTTCGTGGTAAATTTCATTGTCCGATTTAGCCAACTCGCCTTGCACTTGTGTTTCTGTTATTTGAATGTTGGCTTCAGTTTCGGCTTTCATGGCTTCGGTGTTGGCTTGAACCATTGCAATTTCGTGCTGGTTCTTTAACTTCTGCATTTTAATATTTGCAAATGTTGTTAGAAAGTTTCCTATTAAACCAGTGAGTACACCGCCTCCAGCTGAATTGATAAAATCTCCAATTAAACTCATGTGATTGTTAATTTAAAGGGTTGATTATTCATTAAATTTCTAAACTTATTTACCGTAACTCTTGAATTGAGTATGGCACGTTGACCAGCTAACCAGCCATGCTTTTGGCCCAAACCTATGCAACCAGCCGAGTGTGTTTTGTATCCTTTGGTTTTGTCGCCTGCAAAATTCAGCGGATGTATTAGTATCAGCATTCTGCCTTTTACTCCAGTAACATGATAATGATATCCGTACTTACGCGACCAACGTGGCACTACTGTATAAGTACCAGGTGGAATGCACGACAAACCTTGCTTGTTATCTCGCCAAGGTAATTCGAGGGCGAAACAAGAAAAACCCAAAGCAGGACAGGCCCATATGCCTATTGTGCCTTGGTCGGTTTTTTCGAATCTGTGGAGGTAGAATGTTTTCATTAAAATAATCTTCTCAAAGTTCTATCTATTGATTTCTGATCAGTATAGCGTAGGTAAGTTACTCCTCTGCTATTTCTATAAATCTGCATCCCCCATGTTATTTTTGTGTTATGATTCTCATCTAAAGTATCATCAAGCCATGCCCTGCGCCAATTTACACCATCAGCAGATAAGAGAATATAAGCTTCTCTTTTATTGTCCTGTGTGTCAGGATCGAAGTTTGTTGCTTCTCGATGAAAACAGAAAAAGAAGAAATCTCCATCCCTTGTAACAGCTCCACTACCTGCATGAGTTAACAAACTTTCATCATCTGCACTTAATTGATATATAGAATAAAGACTATTGGTAGTAGGCGCAGAATCGTTTTTGAGTTTAAACAAGCCATTAACACCATTTCCCCCACCGCAATCACTTCCAAGTAATATCCATTCACCTATACACTTGAGTGTAGTGAATTGAAGATTTTCACCAAGAAGATTTTCATCTTGATACAAACCGATCCTTGTCCATGTGGTATCTTTTAATTTTATCGGATTAGATCCACTTGCCGTACCACCTGCTAAATCCGGTGCGGTATTCCAGTCATCGCAATACCAAATTGCTGTGTAACTTCCTCTTATCCACGTAGAATCCCCTGTTGTTACATATATTCGGTTATGCACCCAGTCATAACACACCGCATGAACGTGCATGTATGAATAAGGGTAAGAGGCAGTGCCAGCAACAGGGCGCTCAAAATCTCGTTTTTCAGGATAATTGGCATCTAATTCTGAATAATCCCAGCCTGAAGGGTGCATTAAAGGATATGCCCCTGCGCTTGTGGATTTGTGAGGATTGAAAATTACTCGCCAAGAATTTCCATAGTCATTACTTGCCCATACTCGACCGCCTACGCCCTGATCTGCACGTTCTGAGATGATCACCACATTTTTATAGTTATCGAATGACCACACATCCGTAAGTGTTCCACCTTTAATTGTGGGAGAGCTATCGGGGTGTGATGTGTAAACCCAACTCAATGAAAACTGCTTGGTGCTTACTCCATTAAGATCAGATTTATAAATCACTCCATGTAAAGTAGTGTTAGCCCCTTGCGTATGAGATACATTGGCGCAATAAATAACCTCTCCGTTATCCAACTCCTGAGCGTCGGTTATCATTTCACACAGTGCGTCTGGGCATTCTGTCACCAAAAACAAAGAACTATCAATGTCACTATCCAAGTAATTGTCTTTAATTATATCTGTCTTGTATAATTTCTTTCCCAAACTCACATAGAACATATCTGATCTTTTTCCACAATCATGTAAAAACAAATCCTCTCCATTTAGCTTTGGCGTGAATTCTAACCCTGCGGATATTTCTTTAGTATATTTATCCTGATGTTCAGTTACCACATTATAATTTTTCCCAGAAAAGGAAATGTTATTGGCAACCAAATAATCAACATCTATTAGAATATAACCACTAGAAAATTGAACTTTTTGAACACCTACACCTTCTAACGTTTTGGTAATCGCGCTGAATGTAGTTGTATTCTCAGAAGTTCTGAACTCAATAATCAGTTGATTATTTTCATTGAAAGAGAATGTTTTGATAGAATATTGCTTAAAATCATCCTTATCAAAAAAGACTATCTTTTTTATGGCTGAATCAAGCACGATACTATCACTAACTTTATGCATTTGCATTCTCACAACAGCAGGATTTACACCATAAAAATCAAAAGATTTTAAAGTACTATCAGTTATAGCATTGTACAAAGTGTCAAGGTTCAATACATCCCAATTAAGAATGATATCACCTTTTAATAAATCTCTATAGGTTGATTCTATGGTTAATTTATGATTTTTGATTCCTGTGTGTGAGTTAGAAGCCCCCATAAAAGAAGCAACTTTTTCGAATACTCCTGGAGAAGACTCTACAGAAAATTCAATGGTAATAAATCTGCCCAAATAATAAACTTTGGTAAACTTACTTATTAACAATTCTATTTTGACATTAGACACTATCTCTAAACCAAGTATAAATTGGTTTATTTCTTTAACTATTACAGGTGTTAGATTTGTATTTCCGGTGTTAATAAATGCTGTATTTTTGAATACCGAATGATTCAATGATTGCAGAGCATCTATAGATAAAGAGCTTTTTTTATCTTCTAAATCTATTTTAATATTCGTTATTCCCCTTCCTTCAGCATCCAACTTTCTATTTACATCTTCGTGTAACAATTCTTCAACAGTCGATATATCTTTTCTTGTAACTCCCATATCTAAATATTTTCAATTAATACACTTCCGTTATCTTCCAATAGATCGGCACCATCATACAACCAAAAATACCCTTCCAAAAATTCTTCGATTGTTTCTTGGTTTGCTGTTTGGTCGCTGCTGTAAACCATTATTGGCATACTGGTTTGCAGCTCGTCGCCTTCAATATCTTTAAAGAATAAATACTTTTGAACCTCTGGTAATGCATACTCAATAATTTCAGGGCCACTTAACCAGGTCTTTTTCCATCGGCGTGGTTGTGCTGGATCAAAGTCGGCAAGGTTCTGAAAATCGGTATGCCAATAGCTTGCATTGGTAATGTCAAACACATCTTTTGTAAGCTGCGGAAATATGATGTAATTGCCATCATCAATTGCATTAGGGCCAAACACATTTAAAACCGAATCGGAAATACTGCCGATAAACATTGCTTCCAGTTCTCCTTTTATTGGGTAGGTTGGTAATTCTAACCATTCAACACCGCTCCACTCCGAGTTACGTGCTGAATAGGAACATTTTCCCATTAAAAATTTACGGTCGCCACTTCCAACATCACTCAATATGCTTCCTCGGTGCAGTACATCTGAATATAAGTTTGCATTAATTTTAAATCGCGGCACCGCAAATCCTGCCACATATTGCAATGCCATAAGGTTTGCCAATTTATCTTGTTTACCATTGTACTGCCATAGCTTCGTATGCCATCCGTTTGAAAGCAACATGCCGCCCGCAAATGCATTTAATGTATTTGGAAAATCCGGAAGGTCAACAAAATCTAATTCGTATGTAGTTGGTATTAGATTGTTTCTACCATCAACAACAACAACCGATTCTACTTTATCTTCGTATTGCTCGTATTTAGAATTTAAAAATTTTATACTTGCTTTTTTAAAGAATAAAGTTGGGAAATCACCCCATTTTGCTGACCATAGTTGTATTATAAATTTTCCATCTTGTGGTACACTGTGCGATCTTATGTTTAGTTTAAATGTATTGCTTAATTCGGTGTTGTGTATATCTTCCCAAAGGATATCAACAGGTGTGGCACTCCATCCATCTTTGCCCAGATACGATTCGCAAGTGGGATTTACAAAATCATCGGTAATTCTAACGTTAAATTTTACATCTCCGCGAGTTGGTTCCCAAGTGCCTAAGCCTGTATATGTGTTATAAACTATTTTACCAATTGTAAATTCAAGTTCTAAGTCGAATGCATCGTAAGAGCTACGGACTACCAAATCTTCGTGGTGCATTTCCACCGCATAGTTATCAACTGTTGGTAGTTCGTAAAGTAATACGCCTTCATGCTCCAGCTTGTATCCTGGATGTGTTAGCCACCAGTTGTGCAAATAGTATTTGAAGCCTTTACTAACTGGGCGATTTTCCCATATTGGTTCAAAGGTGTCTGGATCTCTCCTGAAAATAGGCAAGGTGTGAACTACTTCCTCTTCGGTTGCTTGATCGAATGTTTTTTCAGTAATCTCACCATTTCGCAAGCTGTTTTCTAGCTTATAATAATTTTGTGTTAATCCAAATTGTTTCCATGATGGCAAGGCTTCCAACTGTGCTCCTGCAACTTTTAGTTTGCAAAAATTGCTTTGGTGTTGGTCGGTGGTTTGTATACTTAAATCTACTTGCTCGTTTGCCAACGGATTGAAATTGGAATCGAAATGCCGAAGGGTGTGCACTTTGTCTAATTCGGGAATTTGCTCAATTACCCATTTGCCCTCGCGTTGCATCATCCTGCTTTCTGCCGACAATAGCAACTGTTCTAGGATCTCATCGCAATAGGTTGCATCTTCTTTATCATCGAGATAATCAAACTTTTTAAGGGTATCTAAAAAATGGATGTTGCTGCCGCTCGATACTTCGTAAATTTCATTTACTACATCAATTTGCAAATCAAATCCGATTTTATCGAGTATGTGCTTTATGGTGTTTTTAATGGTTTGATTTCCTCGCAAATCAAAAGTTAAATTCTTTAATAAACCGATACCATCAACGGCACGTAAATTCACTGCAAATGGTGGTTTGTTGTATGGCTCTTTGTATAGGTCTACCACAAACCAATATTTGCCATCTAAAACACCATCGTACTTTACTTCGCAATAGTGTTTTTTCATATCGGCAGAAAACATTTCGCTGAATCGCAAGCGTTCTTCGGTAACCAGACTTAGCAGAATGTCGCTGCCTTGTAATGGCTCAAATGGATTGTCGGATACATCACCAGCGGATAGTACCAACGGATCGGCAGTGTATTTCTCAACCAACTCAACCGAACCGGTATAGTTTTTTTGAAATATATCTACCTCACATTTCCCTTTTAATCGGGTATCGAATTCAATATGCCATCTTTTGCCGTATGTCATGATCTTGTGTAGCCTATTCGTTTATTGGTTTGATCAATTACTCCTTTCAATGCATCGCCTTTGGCATACAATTCAATTCTGTCAGGATATCCACTAGCTGCGTTTCCTGCATAGGCTGGTGCAACTGGGCCTGCTTGTATGCTCATTGTATTTCCTCCAGATGTGTCGCCTCCTGGTCCTGCACTCAATATTCCCTTAACCACACTGGCAGCGGCTACCAATGCAGCTCCAGCGGCTACGGCGGCCCACGGATTTGCCAATAATGATTTAAAGGCAATGGCTGCCACACCTGCGGCTATCAATGATTTACCAAATGATATACAGAAATCTGCTACTGATATCAGGATGTTATTGAAAAGGTCGCTTAAGTTTCCTGTGCCTGCGCCTATGGCTTCCAAACTGGTTGAGAAGGCATCGACAATGCCCATTACCATTGATTGAAATGCCTGATTGATTTCTACAGTAATGTTTAAAAGTTCGTCGCGTGTTTTCTTTACCCACTCCATTTGTGCTTTCATTCCGGATAAATCCAAAGCAAATCGATTTCCGCTGCCTGTTACACCGCTGGTAACTTCATTGCCTTGTAAATAATTCCTGTCTTTTTCGAATGATGACGAACTGCTTTGATTCTGAACAATCTTTGTTTGTTCGTTTAGTAAATCGCCTTGCTCTTTAATTTTATCGGCAATCAAAGTTTCCATATGAAGGCGTTTGTTTAGCAATCCTTCATATGCGCTTTCTGTTTTTTGTATTTCCTGATTTAACTCTGCTTGCTTCTTTTCAGCTTTTTCAGCCATCATATATATCGGATCACCCTCGGATGAGCTTTGCTTTAATGCTCTTATGATTTCCTCGAAGGTTTCGGCTTGTCTTCCTAAATCGCTTAAATAGCCATCTACTTTTGCATTTTTTCGCATGTGAGTAAACGACTCGGTTATTGTTTTGATGTGATCGGCTTGTTTGCGATACAATGAGTTTAATTCACTTTCTTTTGCGGCTGCATCTTCCTGTATAATCATTAAGCGAATTCTATCTTTATACTGATCATTCACCAGTATTAATCGCTTTTTGATTTCGTCTAATCCAACTTTTTCGGTATCTATCCCTTTTAAAAATGCAGGGTATTTTTCATTGATTTCTTTAATGATTGTAGCGCGAGCACTTTCATTATCGTTGGCGGTGATTAATGATTTAACCAACAGGTTTAATTCTGTTCGTTCCGATTTTAATTTTTCTGAAGCCGATTGCTTGCCCCATTGTTTTTGTGCTATAACTACTGCACCAATGGCAGCGGCAACGCCAAGCAATAAGGCTGGTATTGGTGTAATAATGGCACTCATGGCTCCACCAACCGCCATAAAACCTTTTATGGCTCCAGCCAATGAAGCTATAACGGATACCGATTTCCCAACCACAATCAACAATGGGCCAATTGCAGCTACTGCCAATCCTATTCCAACAATCCACTTGCGTGTGGTTTCGTCCAGGTTTGCAACCCATTTTGCTGCACCCGATACAATATCGGCCAATTGTGTGGCTATTGGCATTAGGGTTTTTCCGAGTTCAATGCCTGCGGTTTTTAAATTGACAAGGGCCGTTCTAAATTTGAAATCGGCGGTTTTCGAAACGTTTTTAAATCCTTCATCTACAATGCCGTTGGCGTTGTTTAGGTTGGTAACAATTTGTGAGTAATTTTCGGCTTGTGCGCCAGCTGTACCAAGCACGTTTGCGAGTGCTCTGACATTTGGTATCAGCTTCGACAAGCCTTCATCGTTGCCTCTAAATTTCTCCATCAGCACTCGTAGCGCATTTGCTAAACCACCCTTTTGCACTCGGTCGCGCAACTGGGCAAAGGTCATGCCAATAGATTTCAAGGCTTCTTTACTTTCGGCGGTTGGTTTTATTAATGCCGACATAACACCACGCAGGCCAACAACGGCCTCTTCGGCTCCAACTCCTAATCGGGTAAAGGTGGCAATGTTGGCACCTACCTCCTCAAAGGAGATTCCCAACTGTGCGGCCATACCAACTACACGCCCCAGTGTTGGTGCAAGGTCGCTTGCTTCCAAATTCCCTTCCCGAACAATGGCGGTTAGGGTGTCGGTGGCATGTGCTGCGCTCATCATTTCGGGGCCATAGGCTTGCATAACGGCGGTTACGGCTCGTGCAATTTCCTTGGTTTCGCCCAGTCCGATATTGGCGGCTTTTGCCGCCATCTTCACAACATTCATGGCGTGAGCACCTCGCAGACCTGCCGAGGTTACAACAAATGAGGCTTCACTCATTTCTTGCTGCATCAATCCTGTTTCTGAAGAAATGGCTTTTACTTCATGTTTAAGCTCGGTTAATGCCTTGCCTCCAATACCAACAAGGTTTTCGATTTTCGAGAATGATACATCTAAACTGTTAGCCATCATAACACCAGCGGCGGCAATGGCTGCCATTGGTACGGTATAGTTTCGGGCCATACTTTTTCCAGTACGTTCCATTTTGCGCGAAAAGCGTTGCATTTTCTTTTGCGCTTTCTCAATACCACTCATAAAGGCTGCGGCATTGGCTGCAATCTTTACGGTTAATGATGCTATTGTTTTTTTACCATTCATACTTCTCTAAATCTATTCCCCAGGCATTGGCACATGTTTCCAGTTCTTCTTTTGTCATGAGGTTTTCAACAATCAACTCTTCGGATTCTTCGGCATCCCACGGTAGTTTTAATAGTTTTTTGGGGTCTACTGATTCACCACCAAAAGATGACATTAATGCTGCCGTGCTCCATCGTGCTGAGTTCCATTGTTCTTGGTTCAGGAAATCAACTCGCTTCCATTGGGCCTCTTCTCTTGCGTTTTGTAATTCGGTAAATCCGAGGATTACTAGTACTACTTCAGCAAATGAGAATTCCCAAAATATTTCGGGTTGTATTCCTACCTGTCCGACACAGGTTTTAAACAGGTAATTCAATGTAATTTCCAGCCCACCGCTGGAATCTTCATCGGTGGGCTGGTTTAGTTTTTTTCACCTGTATCGGCATCTTTGGAGTATTCCTCCATAATCTTTTCAAATTGGGCGGTATCATCCATAATGTCGAATACATCATCAATGGTTAGTCCAGGATCATCAAGTTTTTCTTTTCTGGCTCCATTAATAATCCCTGATAATATCAACTCTGCAATTGTTTCCATCTGTTGCATATCAACATCGTCAGGTTTATCCATCATTTTTTTTAAGCATTTCTGAACATCAGGAATATCGATTCCTACTCTGTTTTTTAAATTTCGAAATGCGGACATACCAAATGCCACAGAGTATTCTTTATTGTCTAATTTAACTTTCATGCTGTCTGATTGTTTAAAAGTTAATTACTTGATTAAGCAACTGTTTTAATCTCAAAGGCTCCAGTTCCCTGAAGGCTTAATGATTCAGTTACTTTATCGTTATCTTTTGCAGAATCTTTTACATTCTTAATGATGTACTTGGCCTCAATGTACTTTTCGCCTGTAGCGGTACCACCACGTTTTACTGTAATAATGGTACCTGCTTGCATTGCTGCAATTGCTGTGTACTTATCCAAGTATTGTTGTGCTGGTGCAATTTCGTCGGTACCTGGTTTATGAAGTCCATTCACATTTAAATCGTGCTTCATTCTTCCTGCCATGTACTCGGTAGCTTCGGCAGGTGTATGCATGTCGGTAATCTCAATCATGTCACGCTCAAAATTTTGATCGTGATCTGTAATTCCTGCATACAAATAGCTGGTGCCATCAAAATCGAAGCTCAACAATAACTTATCACCTCTTATATTTTTTCTTGCCATATCAATAGTTATTAGCGAATAATAATTTTATAGTCCAATTGTTTGCCGCTTACTCTGCGGTCTTCAATATTCGAATCGCGTTCGTCTATCAAACGAATGCTCGCAACATCTACACCGCCAATTATTCCCGATTTGCGCTGTAATTTGTCGTAGATGGATCCACAAAGAGATTGTACCTCGATGTAGGTTTTTGCATATACATTGATTTGTACCCTATGCTCGAAATCATTGGTTTCATACATATCGTCGTTTGGTTCACTATCGATAACCTGATATGTGGCAAATGGCAATGCTTGGGCTTGTGCTCCAACTATTGGCAATAGCTCTATATCTGTTATCAGTGCTTGTAAAACTTCGTAAACCATTATTTCAATGTTTTCTTAAAATGATCATGTACAATTTTTCCTAATTCATCGCCCAAAACGTCTAATACTTCGTCTTTTGTTTCGTCGTAGGCTGGTCGCATGTATGGTTGTGCTGGCTGACCAGGAAAAAACTTGCCTTTTAATGGGCCTTTTTTCACGGTGTAGCCATCGGTTCCGAACTCTGGAAAGTGTGCATACCATGCATCGTGTTTTCTTTTTCGGCCTCGCGATACTTTCGGACCTACAAATGTTGTAGGATTCGTTTTGTTCCTCCCTTTAATAGTTCCTATCGATTTCTTTAAATCGCCCGGATGAATTGTGCGGCGTTTGCCATACCAGTCTACTCTGGTAATATTGGAAACTGGTGCTTTGCTTTGTGCTGATTTTACCAATGGTTTAGCGGCTTTTCGCTGAGCTTTCAAAATCATTTTAGAGCTCATTTTGTGGGGTAGTTTTTTTAAACTATCCATCAATTCATCTAATCCATCAATTTCTATTTCAGCACTCATTATTCATCCTTTCTATCTGTCGATTCGGTATAAAGAATTATTTCATCGGGCAGGGTATCGTTTATTGCCGTAATGTTGTAGGCTTCATCATCCAACAGTACTCGCATGGTTTGCTTTATTCCTGGTATTTTGTCTATTACAAAATCGATTTTGGTAATGGCTTCAATCTGCTCATTTGCTACCTTTTCAGATCCATTGTTAAAACATCGCTTTGCCCAGGCTTTTGCAAATTCTTCCCAAACTTGTGTGGGCTGTCCTGCTGCATCTTTACCAGTGGCAAATGTCTGAATCGTAATTAGTGTATCTCGTTCTCCTATTGTTGCCATTATTAAAATCCGTTTGGAATTTTTCTCAAACTCATGATATCATCGGCGGTTTTTGGTACTTCGTTTGCCGTTTTTCCTACTACAACTTCCTCCCTGTTTCGATACCAATGTGCTGTCATTAAAAAAATGGCGGCTTTATCCAACTTATTCAAAGCTGCGGCATCGGTGTATCCTGCCTCAAATTCAATAGTAACTGCATTGATAATATTGGCAGTTGTAGGCCAGCTTTTACCAAAGGCAGGCGATAAACGTGCAGGCTCACTCGCTGCATCCAACTTCACATCTTGCACGTTTATTTCCTGCTCGGCTCCCAGTGAATCAATGTACCTTACTGACTGCACACTAATCACCGTGCAGCGCATGATCTCGATAATCCCGTTTACTGGAAACTTATCAAGTGTAAGTTGCCAGGTTGATTTGGAGATTACACGGCTGGTTTGCTCCTGGAACCTTCCAATAGCTGCCATTAAGTATATGCCTATCATGTCATCTTCGTTGTTGTGAAGTACACGCATATGCTTTTTGGCTTCGGCTACTGTAATCAGTTCTTCGGTGGCTGGTGTTATTAGTGTGTATGCCATTTTTTGTTGTGTTTCGGTAGGACACGCCGTGGCGTGTCCCTACAATACATCTTATTTTAATGCCTCCAGAATTTCTTCAGCCTTTTTCGGGCCAATTCCTTCAATCTCAGTTAAGTCGCCAAACGCTTTTACAGCCTCAATGGTTGTTAAGTCGTTTTCTATCAACAAATCTCTCGAAGGGAAATCCAATGGTAATTCACCATCTTTTGGTGGCTCTGGCTTTTTTTCTTCCTTTGGCAATTCTGGTAATTCCTCACCCTCGATTGCTTCGGCATAGCCTGCATTGATTAATGCGTGACAGGCTTTTAAGGATAGTGTTCTTACTCCTGGTATAACACTTATAATGTCACCACCGATATTCATTACACAACTTTCCGTTACTAATACTTTATATCCTTTCATGATTTACCTCCTTACTATGCTAACTGTAAATACTTAATTGGATGGGTTCCTGCATCGATCAATGCACCATCATGTCGAGAGAATAGAACAAATACCGTTTGATTTTTAAGCGCATTAATTTCGCCTAATCGCTTCAATGATGCATTTGTAACATCACGAATCAGGTATTTCTCAATATCACCAAAAGCAATTGCTTTAGCACCTGTTGCTATATCAGGCATATCATTGTTAATGATATATGGCTTTCCTAAAATTGTGTTTGGTGCTCCATCTACCATACCTGGTTGCCACAATGGTCTACCATCGTTATCTTTCAATAAACGAATAGCAAGCAAGGTGTTATCGTTGAACATCCATTTACCATTTTGGCGGTAACTTGAATCAACTTTATGCAGTAGCTTTACTAACTCGTCTGCAACAATGGCATTTGTGCCAGCTGCGGTTAATCCTAATGTGGCATCTTGTAAGAAACCTTTTGGTTTGTTGGTTCCATCGCCAGTAGTATAATGCTGGTTTGTAATTTTGAAAATACGCTGTGCAGCAACTCTTGCAATGTATCCTTCCAAATCGAATGCAGAATCTTGCAATAATTCGTTACTAACTGGAATTGCTTTCGAACTATAAGTGTATGCTCCAATTTGCTTGTTACCAAAAGCAATATCTTGTTCGTTAGTGTTATCTGTTGGATTTTCACCAATCAACTCACCCATATTGGTTGTATCATCCATTGTTGGATAGTTGATGGTATTACCATTCTCGGTAGTCATTACTGTTGCTCCAGCGCGAACACCTCCTAAATATTTTAATGCTTCCTCAATTTTAGTTGCCATTGAAGTTGGTGCCAAATATCCACCTGCGGAACCTGTACCAGTTCCCATCGCACGCATTTCCTTATCTTTCGAATCAAGGATTTCTAAATCTTCCTTAGAACAACGAGCTTCACCACCTACTGCCCAATTTTTAAAGGCTTCATTGTAACGCTTTTCGGCCTCTTCCTCGGTTTTGCGCTCTTCTTTGCCCTCAATCTCCTTACCTTCAGCTTTGGCCTTCGCTTTTCTCGATTCCAAACTCACTTCAAGCATTTCAATTTGGCCTTTCAGTTCATCGGCTTTCGAGCGATACTCGTTATACTTGGTGGTTTCATCCTCGGTTAAGGATCGTTTTTCGCTTAACTGAACATCTACAAGGGCATCCATCTTATCCAAACAATCGCCTCTTTGCTCTTTAAAGTTTCTGATATTGTTCTCAATATCAATTAATGCAACTGGTGCAATCATAAATGTTGCTCCGGCTGCCACATCAAACACTGGCAATCCTGCCACGATAAGTAACAAGGCGATAATCACACTCGCTACTATTGCAAATTTTTGTTTCATAATTTTTACTAATTTTTGAATTATTACCTAGTTAATTATCTCATGCGTTCTATTTCGAGTTTGCGCTTTTCGGCTTCAGCTTCGTAAGTGTCGAAAGATCTATTGTCCTTTTTCCATGCTTCGTATGATTCCTTTGCGCCTTCGTAGCCGCGAGCATCTACGGTGGTATCCGAATAGGCTGGGTTTACTACTGGTGCAACATCAATCAAGCGAGTAAATTTCGATATGGTTCTAACTTCGCCATGTTCAACATCATCTTCCCAAATGTCTTCGGTTGTGCCACGAGGCCACGAAAAAGAGGAGTGCTGCACTAATCCACGCTTTACATTTTCAAGTAGGTCGTTTCCTGCGGTGGTAGTTGGTGCTTCGAACTCGTAAAAGGCTCCTATATCATCTACTCCCATAGTCATTTTAGGGGTTCCAATTGTGCGCCCTACTATATGGTCGAAGTTGTGGTTGAACAATGCCACGATATCATCGTTTGCAAAATCGATATCGTCGAATGCTCCTGGCTTAATTTTTTCTTTGAATCCCCAGCCGATTGAACGTGAAAGGGTGTTAAACTTGGCAAAGTACCCACGAATCATTCGTGAATCTTCCTGCCCATCACGAGTAACCAACTGCACAGTGTTTTCGAAAATCCTGCGCTCTGGCCCTGTTTGTTGTTGTTTCTTCTTATCAGTCATGATTACATGAGTTTTTCAATGATTATATCTAGTTTGGCATCAATGCTGCCTACTATTTTGTCGTCTGCTTTGCCATCTAGTCTATGGTGTACAACCTTAAATTTGTCTTCGGTTGTTTTTTCCAGGTGCTTGTGTCCTTCTGCCAACTTGGTGTGGTTTCTGGTTAATCGGATAACGAAACCAATTACCGCAAAAACTATGGTTGTTATTGCGCATATTACGCTCCACATGCTCCAGTTAATCGGATCGGCAACAATTTGCACTGTTTCGTTAATCATTGTTACCTCCTTTTGTTTCTTGCTTAAGCTTTTCGGCTTCGGCTAGTTGTTTGAGCACATCTGCTTGGTATTTTTCTTTGATAACCGAAAGCGGAATGTTTGCGCCTTGTATGTATCGCTCGTCGCCTCCTTCGAAAGTGTTTTCGCCTTCTAGTTGTAGAATTTTGTTAGGCGAGAAAGCACCAATACTGAACATCTTTGAATAAAACTCGCCTCGTGCTTTAATATCGCCACGTAATAATGAGTTTAGATTTAATCTGGTAAACAGTTCGCCTTGTTCGTTTTGGCGGAATATTTTTCGGTTAAATTCTCCCTCAATTCTCTTTACCCAAGGTCGAATACAATCGGTTACAAACTCTATTGATTGGTGCTCGATATTGTTATTGGTTGATTTGCTTAAATCGCCCAGCTTGTGCGGAGGTATGCGTAGTACTCGTGCTACTTCGATTAATTGGAATTTACGTGATTCTAACAGCTGCGATTGTTCAGGCGAAAGTGTCATTGGCTTGTATTCCATGCCAGCTTCTAAAATTGGTTCGCTCCAATGGTTATCGCTTCCTGTGTTTCTTTCTTTCCACGATTTCTTGATTCGCTCGAATGACTCATTTGATAATTTCTCAGGTGTGGTAATTATTCCTTTGTAAATACCACCATTAGCGAAAAATTTACTGGACAGTTCTTGCATTGCCAATCCCGATCCGATGCTTTCTCGTGCGATATCGGTAAGGGCTACGCCTATCAATCCATCTTTTACGAATCCTTGTATGTGGATCATATCCATAAAGTAGATTGGCTGGTCTAAGCCTACTACTTTGTACCACATTTCGCCTTCCTTCAGAAATGGGAAAACTTTTTGTTTGTGGATGATTTCGAATCCTAATACTTTGTTGAACTCATTGCGGATGATGCGAGCGTATGCATTGCCCCACATTATCGCCATGTTTATCATGGTTTCGCGGAAAATGAAACTGGTGTATAAGTGATATGGTGCGGTGTGCACCAGGTATTGCAGGTTGTGATTGTGTGCTATTTCTTGGTTGCCGCCTTCTAATCGGCGATGCACGTTAAAGGATAGTGAGGCAATGGTTTCGGCTATTACGCGAACTCCAGCTGTTACAGCAGAAAAGCCTATTGCTGTTTCTTGGTTTACAATCTGACCGCTTTTACTTTTGCGACCGCCGAAAAAGATGTCAAGTATATCGCTGCTTGCATCTTTTAGGGAAAAGCTTTGAGTATCGCTGTCCCCACTTCGATACTCAAAGACTGTCTTTCCAAACAATTTCACTTTTCCCATACTTCTAACCCTAAATTTTACCTATGAAAAAATCTACTTACTACTAACAGGTGTAAAGTTGAGGGGCTTTTTTTATTAAAATGGTAAGCATTGCTTACTTTCTAAACTTTTCGTTTAGTGATTTGTTGTGTTTTACCTGTTTTTGGTGGGGTTTGGGGTGTTATCTTTTTTCTTGTGGGGTGCGGTGTTGGTTTGTGGGGTGGGGGCGTTAGAGGGGTTTATTTTGGGGTTTGTGGATTAAACGGTTTGTTTAGTGCAGCCCCCAACTGAAGTTGGGGGTAATTCAAGAAAAAACCATTTTCCTGGGGGTGGGAAAATGGTTGGTTTATCGTTTTGCTGAGGGTGGGTTTAATCCTTTCCGGTTATTGAGATTTTCCCTTGCAAAATATCTTGCAGCAATTTTGTTTTATTAATTGACATGTCATCGTTTAGGTATTCTGAAAAATTGCCAGTTGCTTGTGCAGATATTTCTAAATTGATTCCCAAGTTTAATGGCATTTCATTTTTATTGAAATCAATAGATGTATTAGAAATGCTTGTTATTATAAATTCTGGTTTCATGTTGTTTGTGTTTTGGTGTTCAGCCGCAATGCCTTGCGGCTCTACTGGGTTATAAATATTGGTAGGCTCCATTGGTGGCTGTAAATACATTGCCTTCTTGTTTTATTTCTTGGTTTTTGTAATCCCATTTCATAAATGGAACATCATCAACTAAAAATATTTTTATGCCTTCTTTCTGATAATCTTCTGATCGGCAGCGAGTTTTTATAAAATGTACCAATTCAGCATTTCTTTCAAATTCAAATCCTTTTCGCTTTAATCCTTCAGTTAATATTTTATCAAACTGATTGTTTACTTTTTTTGCAAGGTGGTCTATTTGCATTTCCATAAGGCTTTTATGGGATAATTCGGGATGATCTTTTAAAATATCATCCTTAGGTGCTAAGTACAATTTCCCATTAGTATCTGATAAATCTAAACAAGGTTTCACTATGCCTTCTTTCGACATGTAAGAAGATTTTAAACAAACTTGGTATTTTTCGTAATCTTGTTTTTCCATAATGGTAAATTTAGTGATTTTTTACATTTGTTTTGCACACCCCTCTGCCTGTCGGCATCTCCCCTGAAAAGGGAGAAGTGTTGCGAGGGGTGGTGGTTCTTTTTTGCAGTGCGCAATGTTACTATCGTAACACAGCGCATAACAGTCGATTAAAGCCATTGAAAAACGGCTTTAATCTTGGTGTTAGGGGGTAATGATTTAAAATTCATAACATGGGAAGTCAGGACATAGTCCACAATTAATATCTGGTCTATGGCAAACATCACTACCCCTAACACGCTTTATAGGCAAAACACCGTTCTCGTTCGATTCTTTTGCCATTTCGCGCAAACAGTTTTTACAAGTCACTTCATTTTTATTTCTAGTAACCTTGTAAGCCTTTCCGCATGCAGTTCCATCAACACCGTCAGCTCTAAATTTTTCAATCACAAAGTCAGGCGCTAATTCTAAAGTTCTATGGTCATAATAATGTAATTTCCCCACGCTCGTAAATTTTAAAGTTTGTATCTCGTTTCATTATTTGTGTAATTTGGTTGGGTGTTCAGCCCATACAGCAACCACGTTATGGAGTTAATTTTTTGCAATTCTTTATCCTTTTACCCCGACTTAAGTCGGGGGCTAGGCAAAGGCTGCTGTACTGTTTACAAATACGCTTCAGTAAATTCCTTTTCAATAATATGATTGCAGGTTACCACGGTAACGGTTTCCAATGTCACTTTAAAATCTTCATCGATTGCAGCATAAATTGCCACTTTGGCATTTTACCATAGTTCCGATGTAGTTCTTTGAACTCATCTTGCAATTGGGCTAACTGATCGTAGAGGGTTTGCATGCCTAAATCAATTCAATGCTATTGATTACAGGCAATGGCAGATTTTCGCAGTTGGTATATGGTGCGATAATGGTTTGCAAATCGCCAAAGGTTTTCGATTCCCGAAACATTTTCGATATCAATTCGGTTTCTTTTTCCTTTAGTATCGAATAACATTGGTTCAACTTTTCTGCAAATACATCATCATAACAGTATTTGTCGGCAACGCTTCCTGTTGCAACAAATATGGTTGGTTGTGGAAATTTGGTGACGTGATGTACTGCTATTGGTCGTATCATTTTTAAAAGCAGATAAATGAATATGTGCTTTGCATCAACGGCAAATGGTTTCCTGCGGTGGTTGTAGATTTGCTCGCGCGATACCGATGTTACTTGCTCTACTACTTGCAAAATTTCCTCCACCTCCAGGTGGCGTAAATGCATTTCTGGTAATTCTCTTTTTTGTTTCATTAGGCTGTTTTTTGTAGGTTTTGAACTTCTTTTATCTCTGCTATTTTGCTGATATTTTTTCGCACTGTTTCGATTATCTTATCGTGATACTCACTAGCCTGATTACACTTGCCTCTGCTTTGTATTATCTTGTAATCGGTAAGTGATAATTCAATAGTTTCGATTGGCTTGCCGTTTATTCGTGCCGACATTATCAATGAATCTTCCTTATTGAAGTACTTGTTTGAATAAACACAATGATTAAGGTTGTCGGCTTCCTCTTTAAATCCGGCAATTGTGGTAATGGGTTGTATAATGATATCACCGGCTTTAAATTTTAAACCAAAGAACATGCCTTTTTGCTTGGAGTATTTTTTTTGATTTTTCTTATCTGCCAACTCAGCTCGTATCCTTGCTTCCTCTTTTCTAATTCGTCTTTCTTCGGCTTCTATTTTTCTTTTCTTTTTAAGCAATGTATCATGAGCTGCTTTCAAATTTTCAGGACAAATAAATTTAGGATTACTTGTGTCTTTCCTGAAGTATCGAAGTAAGTCCATGTAATCGAACCATGTTATTGCATCGGGGATTATATATGAATGCCTGGTGCAAATGTTTATGCTTTTCCAGTATCCAGATACTAAGCCGTCACGGTTGTTATAGCAGTTAAGTACACTAATCTGACCTGATTTATAAAGGGTTTCAACTCTATTGTCTTTTAGCAACAGGCAGAATAATTGTTGCGGTGAGTAGTTGCCAAAAGATCCATTAAAACCATTCCTTTTGATAATTGGTAATACGCATTTAATCGGGTAAACTTTGTAAGGGTTAATTGTGAAACGTAAATGATGATTGTATGTATGTGTTCGTACTTCCAATGGGCCGTAACTCCATGCATCGTAAATGTTACTCATGGTGTTTACTGGTTGCGAAAGTGTTTCGTATTCACCATCTTCATCAATCCAATGCTGCATAACTTCACTAATCCAGTAGGTGGATTTTTGTTTTTTCTTAAAATTTTGATGAAACAGGAACATGCGAACTACTTGCATGCCTCCCTGAGTAGTAACTATGGCAAAATATGAATCTTCGTATCTAATGTTTCTATCGCTGTTATATTTTAGTTTCGCTTTACAGCTAGGACAAACACACTTTTCTGTTAGTTCTACCATACGAATATTTTCGTTCCATTTGTGCCCACACTCCAGGCAAAAGGTTCTGTTTCGGGAAACAATTGCATATTTTTTCGATAAGTTTTTTACTGCCCAATTGGTCTGCTTTTGGCTGATTGGTTTAAGCTTTTTGCTTAAGGCAACAACCATTCTTTGAAAATTTGTTTTTGGCTTCATCAGAATAACAATGATTGTTGGGGTTTAACTTCAGGTTTACTGGTGCTTTTCTTCTTGTGGAGTTTCGTGCGTTGTGCTTCAACTTCACGCTCAAAAGCTTCTTGCTTGGCTTGCTTTTTTTCTTCCTCGCTTAGTTCTGCAGAATGATTGGTAACAACTTTGCAATTCAATTTGCCACCAATCTTAATTTCGTCTTCATCGTAATAGTGCATAGCCATGCCAAATATCTCATCATCCGAAAAACCGCACACACCACTGCTTTTTACTGTATTCAGAATGCAGGTGATGCAATCATCAATATTTTTGTTTTTCTTTTTCAAGTTTTCGGCAAAAAGTGCATCCTTACTGGCAATTTCTTCCAGTTTTGCTGCAATAATCTTTTTGAATTGTGCTGATCCTTTCATGTTTGTGGGGTTAAAAGGTTAATGATTAAACGTTTTGTTTAGTGTTTAGGTAGAAAATTTTTGACTGTTGAAGTTTTTCAACTGCTTTTTCGATGTGTTCTTGCTGATAATCGAGGTCTTTTTTGAATAATTCTAGTATTCGTAATCCTAATTCCTCGCTTACATTGTACTGAAATGTAAGTGAGGGTTCGTTTTTTTGCTTTTCGTAGTTTTCAATATCGGCCTCTATTTGAGTAATTAGCTCGTCCATCCACTCAGGGCGAGGAATGTTTACTTTTACAATGTTCTTTTTCTGCTCTTCGTGTATCTCGCGAGGGCTTAGTATTTTTTGCGGTGGGCCTGTACTAATGCTCATTTGTATTGGAAATTGTGTGGTTCCAAAGGTTTCGGCTATTTTGGTTAGCCTTGCTTTTTGTACGTCTATCCACTGCAATTTGTCAATTAATAGCAGTAATAATTTAAATTCGTCTTTCATAGGTTTGTAATTTCACCCCTCTGCCTGTCGGCATCTCCCCTGAAAGGGAGAAAAGGGTGCGTTGGTAATTATTTTTTATAAAACTTCCATGCATGTTCTAATGCATCAGAAAAAGATTCGAAAAAATCAATATTGGCATGTGCGCTTTCAAACACTTCTTTTCTTGTAGCAAGAGAGGGAGCTTTTACAGATTTATTTAATTTATCATACATGGTATTTACTATTAGAGTTAGTTAAAATTTTCAACTAAATTAAACCAAAGGTTTAATTTATACAAATAAAATAAACAAAAAGTTTAATGTGTGGATAAAAAAATATTATTCTGCCACAAATGGTGTAATGTGTATGGTGGTGTTTTCTCGCATTTTTCCACTTCCTAAACATTGGGGACAATCAATTTTTACATACGATACATCGATGCAATCTTGTGCTGGGCGTACCACTTTGCCTTCGCCTTGGCACTTGTCGCAGATTATTATTTTTTTCTTTTGGTAAAATTTGCCTTTTGGGTTCTTCTTTTCTTGTTCCATCTTGTTATTGCATTTTTAAATGTTGGATAACTTGAATATCTGTTGGTGCCGAATAGTATTCTGTATTCCTCTTCAGCCATTTCGTATGCTTCCTTGCAAGTTTTTGCATGCCGCATTTTTTCTTGATAGCTTTCTATGAATCCATCGGGCGTGGTTAGCCGGGCAATAGATTTGGGCAATTTGGTTACTTCCATAGTTTAGTCGGTTAAATAGTAATATGTTGGTTGTGGTATAAATTCCTTTAATTTTTCAATTGCCTCTCCAAGTGTTTTAAATGTTTTTAAACAAGCCTCTTCTGCAGGTATGTTATTAAAAAAAACTTCATCACCCAAATAGCCTCCAGTTGATGAAACTGATCGCCAAAAAACTTTCTTAGTTTTTTTCAATTTTAAAAATCCTAACCTTTCAATAATAACCTCTTTTCTTTGGATGATAAACTCACCGTTTTCCTCTTTAATTCTGTAATCTTCAAGCTTTCTTTTCATAACTCATCATTTATAATTCATCATTAAAAACTAATCTTCTAAAAAACGTATTCCATGATCGGCGTAAGCCTCAGTTTCATCATTGGCAATTGCGGTTAGGTATTCGCCGTAAGCCATAACTCCCGATACTGGCCCATCAACTTTATCTTTCGATTTCTTTTTACTGATTTTGTGATTGTCGGCGGCATCCTTTTCGATTACTGCATTTGATATCTGCCAGCGTAATACAGGATTGCCAAAGTGATTGATTTCTGATTTTAGCACCAGTTTTTTTAATTCTTTGGTTGGATAACTCATACTTACAAAGCCTTGACCAAATTGTGTCATTTCAATTCCATCTTTGCCTAAATCCACAACCAATTGAGAGGAATTAAAGCGGTCGAAAGCACAGGATTTTAAATCGAACCAAGTGGCTACACATTCTTCGCTTGTTTCCATTTTGCCATCAAGCAAGTGAACGCCTGTAATAAATTTGCGAATTGCATCGTAATCCTGAATGTTACCTGGTGTGGCAAATATCCAACCTTCGCGCACCCAATCATCATATGGCAACCCATCAACATCTACTCGTTTATCAATGGTGTCTTCAGGTACCCAAAAGAATACCAACCATTCGGCTGGCTTGCCATTTTCAGCAGGGAAAAACAATGATAATGCCGATAAATCTTCTACGCTTGCCAAGTCAATCCCACCATAACAGGTACGGCCTTTTAATCTTTCAATCTGTTCTTTAAGTGTTAATTCTTCGAAAGCGCAGCGCATCCATTCTTTATCGGTTATCCAAACTTCATCGCCTTTAACCCAAATGTTTAAATTTTTGGTTTTAAAGTTCGATACCATAGAAGGATTGTTCTTTGCATCTTGATACTCATTTTTTAAGAAATCTTGCAGCGTATCAATGGCATGATAGGAGGGATTCCCTTTTTCCCAAATGGTAGGATCTTCCCAATCATCATCTTTATCAATCGTGTAAATCAGAGCAAATAAATTATCTTGCTCTATAATTCCTTTTAAAATTTTCTCACATATTTGCTGATATTTATGACAAGGGCCTCCAATAGTTTTCCCTGCGGTGGTTATTATGGCTATCAAAGGTTGTTCGCGAGATCCTAAACCAGATTTTGACACCTTAAACATTTCATCTGTCTTGTGGCCATGATATTCGTCAATGATTACACAACTAGGGCCTGTGCCATCCTCTGTCCCTGCATCGCTGGCAAGGGGTTCCATTTTGGATGAGCTTGCAGGAACATGCATATTATACTGAAAACGTTTAATTCGTTGCTTTAGTCCTGGAGATTTGGAAACCATTTCTTTTGCATCGTTAAAACAAAGTTTTGCTTGTTTAAATTTGGTTGCAGCGGTGTAAACCTCGGCAGCTTGTTCGCCATCGGCAATCAGCATGTAAATGGCAATCCCAGCCATTAAGGCTGTTTTTCCATTTTTACGAGGTACAGCAATATAAGCATATCGAAAACGGCGTTTTCCATTAGCCTTTTTCCATCCGTAAATGTTCCATAGTGCAAATTGCTGCCATGGTTCAAGTACAAATACTTTACCAGCAAATTTACCTTTGTAGTGTCGTAAGAATTGGAAAAAACTAATTGCCTTTTGCGCTGCTTGCCTGTCAAAATACAAACCACGGTCAACGCCTGTTTCCAAATCATCAAAGTATCTTTTACAGGCTAATATCACTTGCTCGCATGCAAGTATTTTACCGGATACAACATCTTTTGCATATTTCTCCGCTGGATGCATTAGCTCGATTTTTTATTGTCGTTCAAAAAATCTTCAAAAGCATCCTTTTCCTGCTTTTCAAGTTCATTAACTCTACTACGAGCTGAAGGCGTACAACCAAATTCAACCAGCATTTTAGCTACACGATCCCATGCATTGTTCATTATCTGTACTTCGGGCCTTGCTTTTATTTGCTTGCCGTTTCTTCCTTTACTTTCAAAGGTCAATCCTAATTTTCTCACTTCGTTTCGAGCTTCGCGGTAAATGCTATATTGGTCGCAAAGCATTCCCAATGCTGCACGGTCACTTTCTGCCAGTACGTTCATTCCATCGGCACCAACCAATTTCACCAACTCGCGAAATGCGGTTTTTGCGGTGTTGTTTAAATAAGCTGGTGGTTTCATTTTTGCCACTGGCTCGGTAACTGGCTCGTTTTGGTTCAGTCTGTCTTTTCTGTCTGTGCCTTTCAGCACTTTCATTTTTGTTGGTTGTGGTTTTCTTCCTGTCATATCAAATTATAATTTTCAATTCATCCCTTATTATTTGTTCCAACTTCTCAACTCTTTTTTCTAAATCTGGAGGTGGGGCCTTGGGGTTTTTACCCCTCCATTCTGACAAGAGAAAAAAAAGACTCTCTCTCCGTTTACATTTTTTACCCCGGGGAGGATTTTGGGTACCCTCCCCAAAGATTTTCTTATTAACCACCAACACTCCAATTATGAATGGAATTGCTGCGCTAATTCCTATAGTGATATGTAATTGTAGTTCTGTCATTGCTATCGATGGTATTTGTAATGTGGTTGGTGACGTTGATATGCTGGATCTCTCTTCTGTGATTGAGTGAGTATATCTGTTCGATGCAAAGCACTGCGATGATTTGAATCTAATATCTTTAGCGGCTTAGCAGTTTTATTCAATACAGCTGATAACTTATTAGAAGCCTCACTAACTTCTATCATACTAACTCCAAGTGTTCTCAATCGTGCTACAACTTCTGCCTGTCTTGTAGTATTAATTAGAATATCAATTGTAATTATTTCTTTCTTCTCCATAACTAATTCAATGTAAGTTTAACAGCTTCGCCCCAACGATAGACGCGAGTAGAGTAGTGCTTGCAACATCCATTCTTTCCGTTGCGTGGCTCGTAATCCTCACAGTTCTTTGTACCGCACGAGCTGGAAGAATCCACACCGCATTCCTGAATAGCTTTACACCAAAATATTCCTTTCTCTGTGTCGGGTACAGCTTTGTATACTTCTATTTCTTCTAATCCTTCTTGCTTCATTCTTTCAATGAAGTACTCTTTTGTATAGCAGTACTCAGCTCCTATACTTGCGAAATAATATTGCTTTTTCATTGTATTTAACCTCCCATATTATACTGAGCATCCAGAGCATTAATAAATTATATCATTATTAATGTTCTCGCTCAAAATTGAAATCGTTTAAACATCGTATCAGAACACCATATAAGCAGGTTTAAACGTTCTGAATCTTTTTGATGTGCTGATCGTGTCTAACACTTATTGCCTTAAATCGGCTTAAAACAGTTCATCTAATTTTTTACCTGGATTATTCCTGTGTATCAACTCATCGTTAATACTTTGCATGTATATCTCGGTAGTTTTACTAGATGTATGTCGGAGGTACTTTTGCACCTCGTAGAGTTCAACACCTGCACGTAATAACATTTGTGCGGTGGTATGTCGTAAACTGTGTGCTGTAATGTGCTTATCGTTAATGCCAACCTTTATCATTTTTTGTTTTATAATGGTTGAAAGTGATACTGGTGACAACCTGCCCGAACGATTGTTATAGGCCAATGATGCAAACAATGGTTGATCATCGTTCAACTTCTTTCGGGTAAGTAGGTAATCGTGAACCGGATCAAATGCCTTATCGGTTAAAGGCATCCATACTTTATCGTTTCGGGCCTTACCCCAAACATTAATGCCAAGCTTTCCATTTTCTTCGCAGATATCACCAATGTTAAAGCGAATTACTTCTGTACATCTAAGGCCATTGCGCAGCATCATATTAACTATTGCATAATCTCGCTTGCCTTTATCGGTTGATAATTCGAATCCGTTTAGTAGTGTTGATATCTGATCAGGTAACAATGCTTTCTTTTTAAACACACGGTTTCGTCGTGGCATCTTAATTCCACTGGCTACATTGGCATGCCAATCTTTTTCGCCCAGCCATTTGTAGAACATTTTAACAGCAACCAGGTAACTTTCGGCGGTGGTTACTTCGTGTTTCGATAGCATATCATTTTTGTATTCAATGATATCAGCACGGTACACTGTGCGCTGGTCTTTACCTTTTGCCGATAGCCAAATAAAGAATCGTTTCAAGTTTAGTTTGTACAACTTTCTACTGTTTTCTTTCACATCGGCATCGTTGCAAAACTTGTTAATTAGTTCTGATATGGCATAGCTTACCTTCATTAGCTTGCGAAGTATTTAAAAATGAAATAGCCAAGAACTAAACTCCATACGGCAACTACCCATGCATAGCGTTTAAACATTTCCCATTGCATCCATGTTTTTACTCTGCTTAGGTTCATATCAATAAGGCGAAATCCTCGTTTTGCTCTTTTGCTTTTTTCCAACTGGAAAACAATTTTACTCATGCTTTTGCCTTTTTTTGCATGTTGCTTGTGCCCTCGATATCGTAATCGTATTGCTTTTAAAATGTTCATTTGGTTAGTGTTTAATGGTTAATTCTTCGCCCATTGTTGCGAAGTAGAAATTTTGTAGAGAATGTAAATTGGCTGGGATATAGCAGAATAATGTGCCATCAAAATAGATCGCTGCTTTTCTTAACTCTTGTTTGACTTCTATTAGCAGTCGTCCTAATGAATATATCCTATTGGTTTTATTTATAAACAAAGGATCTGTTTTAAACTCTGTTTTCTTCATTACTTCATCAGTAAGAGGAATTGGCTCAATTTCATGCAGACCATTAATCGATCTTTGTTTTTCATCTTCGCCCTTTGCGGTTACTACTGTATTTCGAAATATTGATAAAACACATTGAGTAAAACCTTCAGCTTTAATAAAATTTCCTCGTCTTAATTCATTAACGTTTATCATTTCCCTGCTTTTTATAATGCCTCTCCTTTGCAGATTTCCGGTTATGGCATTTATGACACATTGATTGTAAATTATCCCAATCCAGCTTTTCGCCTCCATCTTCAATCCTTACTATGTGGTCGCAGACTTCGGCAGGACTTATTCTATCTTTTCGCTCGCACTCTTCACAAAGGGGATGAGCTTTGCGATATGCTTTGCTGGTTTTCCTCCAGGCGGTAGTGTGATAAAATGAATCGTCCGCCTTTCTTCCTTCTTGCGGTTTCGATTGTTGCCGTTCCCACGGTCGGTGTACTTTCTTTGGTTTTACTGGCATGTTCCTTTTCTTTTTCGTTAAACAAACAGATTATTAAAATCACTATGAGCAAGCCAAACCAACCGATAACAGCTAGCATGTTGGCTGTGCTTTTGTCTTTTCCTTGTTCTTTCATTGGGTTTGATTTTTAATAAATAATTCACTATTGCTAAATTCATTTTGGTATCTATTTTCTTGATTTTGAAATGCAATCGAATCAATTTCAAATGCCCAAAAATCATAGCCTAATTTCCTTGCCGCAATTCTAGATGATCCGCTGCCTAGATGAGTATCTAGTATTTTTGAACCTTTGGGAATAAACTTATCGAACAACCATCCATACAGTAAAACAGGTTTTTGCGTGGGGTGTATCTTCTTTTCATTCTTTCTTTTATCGCCTTGTTGGATATGTCCCTCTTTAATGCTTTTGCCTTGCATCATGCCATTCCACATGTACTTAAATATTCTTGTAGAATCTATAGAGCTAATTGATGCCAATTCAGCATCAGAAAAAGAAGAATCACCATTGCATTTGTCCCAAATAATACGACCGCTTCCAACTGCAGCTGCAAATTCGAAATAATTAATACCCCAAATAATTTGATGTCTTGAAACTCTTATCAACTCCTCATAATAATCGAATCCTGGTATTTGTTTTGACCAATCAGATACAGGATAATCAACTCTTTTAATTCCTCGATTACTAATTTTTGATCCATAATACATCCGTTTTTCTGGGCCTTCAAAGTATGGTGGATCAACAACAGCCCAATCAAAATAATTATCTGGAAATTCTTTCATTCCCAACATACAATCGATATTTTCAGCTTTACTAATCAATTCCATTACTTTCTTCTTTAATCCTCTTACTAATTTTCGAAATCGTACCGCGAGCACATCCCAACATGTTTTGTATGTAGTTGTAGCTCTTGCCATCGGTAAGCAGACTTTCAATTTTTTCCTGTAGTTCTAAATCTTCGGGTCTGCCTTTGTACTTGCCTTGCAGTTTTGCTTTTTTCACACCTTCGGCTTGTCGTCTTTTTCTATCCACATAATCTTTGCGAGCGGTGGCGGCAAGAATATCCAGCATCATGCTGTTAATGATATCAAGTATTCTTTTTTGAAATTCATCATTCGATTTTGGAAGATTGTAAGAGGTTGGCAAGTCCATCGAAATAATTTTTAATTTATTCTCGATAATGATACTTTTCAATTTCGTCCAATCGTTTTCATCTAATCTTGTAATTCTGTCGATTTGCTCAATCAAAATTCCATCACCTGGCTCAGCCAATTCCAACAATCGAAATAATTCGGGGCGACTTAATTTTGCGCCCGATTCATTTTCGACAAACCAAGCTGAAATTTTTATTTCCAAACTTTCGGCGAAATCACACAAAGTGGTTTTTGCTCGGTTTGCATCCTGATCGTCGGTCGATGCTCTTAAATATCCATAAACTCTCATGTGGGGTTCGTTTTAAATGGTTTCTTTATTGTGGTGCATTTTACATACTCGTTTCGTACTTATTGAACCACTTTAAGCATGGTTCGCGAAAGGCATACCCTATTTGCACCATTATTTTTTTGTTTCTATCAACTCGAAAAAATTATTATTCAAAGTTTCACCGAATCTTATTTTTTCCTCTCGTCTTAATTCGTGCAATGCCGATTTTAATCGTTTCCTTATTTCCTTGTTCAAATCCAACTCCAGTACATGAGTAGGAAACTGTTTTGCATCTTTCTTTTCCTGGGTTAAGCTTTCGAGTGCATCTAATACAATTTGTTTCATAGTTTAGGTTTAGGTTTCATTTTCTTTTCAAATTCATTTAAGAAGAATCGAGCTTGTGCACCGTGGTAATGTTTCGATTTACCATTTACCTTTACTACTATTGATGTCTGTCTCGATTTGCCTTTAGCCCCTTTCTTGGGCTTAGAGGTTTTAACCAGCTTCAATTGCTGGCCCATTGTTTCAATCAGGTTCAAAATCTCTTTTTCCTTCTTGCTTCTGTTGGCCTTTCGTTTTTCCGATACCTTAATGTTGTATGCTTTATCTCTGCATTTTCGGTTGTCGTTGCAGTACTTCGAGTTCTTATTTTGGTGGGTGATATCCTTGCCACATATTATGCAGTACCTTCTTATCGACTCCCTTTGGTCGTCGCACCCTACTATACGTTGTGCATTCGTCCCCTTTTTTACTGCGTGATTTTCCGAGCACCATTTTTTAAGCTTCTCAAAGGCGGTGTATTCGTCCCCTTTTTTTCTGCGTGTAATGGCTTGTAGCTCCAATGATATTAAGCCTTTCAGAATGTTTTTGATATCGCGTTTTGCATACAGCTTAATCAGTTTTTCAAGCAACAATTTGTTACGATGTCGTTCCTTTCGGCTGCGCTCATCTTTAATCCACCAATCAGGATTTCGTAAATCTTTAAACTTGCTTTTGTACTTTTTGGGGATTTTACGAGTGCTTGGAATTTGCCTCCATTCAAAAAAGATGGTTTCCTCAATGGGTTTCAGGAATTTATCTACTATCAGTTTATCCAGCTTGCTTTCGTTTAGGAGGTCGGCTAAGGTGTTAATGCTGTAATTCTCAACCGAGCGCATGCGTGTAAACTTGGTTTCAACTCGCAACAATTGCTTATCCTTTATTTCCGATTGTATCGATTTATCGTACCATTTGTATTTGGCATTCGTGGTTTTGTAAACGTAACCGTAACCCAGCTTTTCATGGATCTCCATATCAGAACGTTTTACACCTTTGCAAAACACAATACTTTCCAAGTAGCTTTTATTATCGATTTTGCTTAAACTGGTATCAAGATTTACACCCAGCTCAAAGCTTCTCAATATTGCTTCATCAGCCTTTATGCCAAATTCGGTTAACATGTCAACAGCAATTGCAAAATTTTCAAAAGTAAAACGGTCGGCATTGTGCGTTCCTTGGTTGTAATATCTGTGAATAGATCCTTTTACTCTGGCCGTTCCCTTCGGTTCTATTATAAAGGTTAAACCTTCGTAGTGTGCTCGCTTGCTTCCCATTGGTTCATCGCTTTCGCAATCCTTTAAAACAGAAAACTTAAGCCTAGAGTTCTTTTCCCAAATCCTGCAATCGAAGCCAATCAATTCTATGTTTATTCCGTCTATCAATGTTTAGATTTTGAGAGCGATAATTTTCCGCAAATTATCGGTGTATGCGTACCCTATATTTGTGCGTGTTTGCTTGCGCTATTGGCAAGTTTTAAAAAATTACAGGCTAAAAATGCCTGTGTATTCGTACCCTTTTTTGTGCGTGGGTTTACTCTGTATTACCTACAGGGTAAAGCTTTCCAAGTTTAAGCACGTAATACTTTTTATTTGGTTCAGCTCCCCATTCTTCTTTGCCTTCTCGGATAAAAATTCCTTTTAATTCAATTTCGAATTGTGGGCGGTCTTTCGAATAGCCATTAGAGAAAGTAATTGTTTTTACTTCTGACATTTCAAAATCACAAAGCATAGATGCGAAACGGTTATTCCAATACTCTGATATCTCTCGATACTCTTCCTTTTTCTCGCCTGACTTGATTAGTTCAAACCATTGCTTTTTGAGGTTTAGGTGTAGTGTTTTCGCTTCTTGCCATTCACTTTCCATTATTATATGTCCGCACTTATCGCATTCATGAATGAATGTTGGGAATGGTAATGTTTTCTGTATGGTTCCAACTTGAACTAAATTACATTCGGGACATACTATTGTTTGTTTACTCCCCAATCCTCCCATGAAGGCATTTTCATAGATCTTGTCTGTTATTTCGCAAAACCTCTCTAACTCTTTATCTGATAGTTTTAAATCTAACCAAAGCTCACCTAATGACTTTTTAAATTCCTCTTTAGTCATCACAACCTCCTTTCAATTCTTTGCCAAACATTTTGCAAATGGTGGTTAAGTCGGAGGTGGTTGCACCTTTTTCTAGTAGTCCTTCAAAGCCGCCAACCATTGCGTAAACACCCATTTTAAATGCTCTGCTTTCTTCAGGTGTTGCACCTTCATTTTCCAGCTTTACATTAAACTGGTTTATAAATTCGTCGGGGTTAAAATTTTCAAGGTTCATTAGGTAAAATTTTAGGAGTTAAAAACTTGGTTGTAGTATTCAATAAACTCAGCTCGTGGCATTGCGTAGCCCTTGCCTTCCTTAGTCATTGGTATTGGGTTTTCTTCATCTTGCAATCTTCTGCTAAAAGTAGATTCACTCCAACCCATAATCATTCGCACGGCCTTGCCTGTTACAATATCGCCTTTGCAATACACATCTAACTTTGCATTTAGGGTGAGGTTTTTCATTTCTTCGCGCATACCTTGTACGGCATCAACCAATGCTGTTAATTCGGCACGTTTAATTACTAGTTCATCTTCTTTAATTTCAATTAGGCTCATTGTTTTTTAGGTTTTTAAGGTTAGTTTTTGTTTAAAGACTAAACAAAACGTTTAGTAATTGAGCAAAAAAATATCAAAGAGATTATTGCTCTCTCATCTCTAATCTTAACTTCGATACATCCAAAACTCTATAAATACTTACTGGATGTTTATAAAAAAATTCAGCACACAATACTTTTAGAATGGCTTCGCCTCGCTTGCCTTCGCGGTATAATTCGCGCCATCTATCTTCCATTAATTCAACTTTTGATTTAATTGGTTGCTCATTTATTTCAACCGTTTCATTAGTTTTTTCTTCCATTTCATCTATTTTTTAAACATTTTGTATAATTTATACGTATATTTGAATAATTCGACAAGGCAATATTAAACCTATTGTTTAAACTAAACAAATAATTTAGTCTATTTTTGATGAAAAAAATTAAAATAATTGCTAACTAACATTAAATCAAATGATAAAAGGATTTTTATTAAAACAACTTCTGATCGACAAATTTGGAAGTGTGAAAGAGGCAGCCGAAAAAATTGGTACTACCGAACAAAATTTACACAAATTAATTCGTGCCGATAAGATTAGTACTGGCATACTAAACAAATTGGCGAAAGCAATGAAAATTAGCGAGGCCAAAGTGTTAGAGAAAATTGAAGGGATTAATACCAGTTCATCTAACTACAATGTAAATACCATTAACAATGATGTAAGTGTAAGGGATCATCAATCGCATTACGAAAGCGACGTGGTAAAACAATTACGTGAAGAATTGGAAGAAACTAAAAAAGAGCTGGCAAAAACTAAAGACGAGCTTTTAGAAATGTATCGCAAAGAAATGCGAAAAGAGTAAACTTCAAACCCAACTAACCACTTTCCTAATATATAAGGTTGTCAGGGCGTTGACGACTAATCAGCGGCATACCGAGAAAAGTTGCGGCTATTCACACTCGAAAGTACTTATTTACACGCTACCCTGACAATATGATTTGTCAGAATTACGGTATAGCCACATTAAAATTTTAGTCGTCACTGCAAATGTAAAAAATCAATTTAAGCTTGCAAAACAATATTACATATTATAGTGAAAAATTAAATATTTAATCTTTCTATCCTTTTAAGTTCCTTTAAACTTTACCCTTCTTTAATTCTGATAAATAAATATTTTTTTTATTTTCGTTCACGACGACTAATCTGAATTATTGCTATGGGAAAAGAACTGGAAGAAATTCTCCGAAGAGAGGAGAAAATACTGGAAAAAGAAGAAAAACTACTACAAAAAGAGGAACTGATTTTAAAAAAAGAACAAGAACTTTTACAGCTTATTAATAATTTCACTCATAAATTTTCTAGAATTTATAACATTATAGAAGAGCCAATTGAAACAGATAAAAATATTACTATTAATGTAAATATAATTAACAATAACATTAAAAAATGATATCATGAAAAAATTACTACTTGTAAGTTTATTTATTCTTGCTACATCGGCTTTTTGCTTTGCCGATAAATATGCAGAAGTAACCGTTATTCAATCTGGTATCGTTAACAAAGTAGATGTGTACTTTGATAACGGAAAAGAAAAGCCATACAAAATTAAGAACGAAAAAGGTGGAAGGTTTTTAAGTCCGGTAGCAGTGGTTAATCATTTTAAAAAGAAAGGCTGGACTATTAAAGAGGTTCACATGAGTGTAGCAATGGCAAACACCATACGAGTTTATATCATTACAAAAAAAGAGGAATAGTTTTTATTCCTCTTTTTCTTTAAAATATAAGTCTAAAGCTTCGCGCACTATCCGGCTGTGATTTCTCGAATGGCCCAATTTTTTATAATGCTCTTCGGTTACGTTGGCAATTATCTTTTTGTTTGCCTTTCGTTGTTTTCCATCGCGAATTAACAAGCCCAATTGGCTGGCTTTCCATTGCACTGCATCCTTGCTTCGTCCAGGTAACAATTTCAATACTTCCTCAATTGCATTGCCTACATAGTGTTTCTTTAACACTTGTAATTCGTCGGCACTCCATCTTTTCTTACTCATCAGCTTTCAATTTTTCCCAAACAAATATCATACTCTTTGCCCAGGTAGGCAGTTCTTTGCTGCTTTGTGTCTGATTTTTTACGCTATTGGGAGATATGCCAATTATCTCAGCAATGTCGGCATTAGTCAATCCTAATGCCTTTTTCATTGCTTTGTATTTTTCGTGGGTGGTCATATTTATTATTTTACGATATAGTAACCTTGTGATACTTTAAACGAATCAATACCATATTTCTCGCAATAGCGGTCTTTTTTCTTCATTGAACCTTTACCAGAAATAGCGTGATAACCTTCGATAAATTCAGCAGTAACTTCTACTTTTTCAATAGTAATACTTGGCACATATTCTTCATCTGGATAATCTTTAATAATCTCGCTAAATAGCTCAATATTTAAATCGTTTTTTTCGCAATATCTTTCAATTTGACTAATAACGCTTAGCTTGGTACCGCAAGCGTCAACTGTGTAAAGTTCAACATTATTTCTTCCTCTAATTCTATCCATTGAGAAATTAGGTTCGTGATCTGATACTCTTACTTTTAATCCTTTTATTTTGTAATATTCACTCATGATATTGTGCTTTTATTTATTCTTTGATATATCAAAGGTAATATATTTATTACAATAAATCAAATAAAAAGTAATTTATTTATTACTTTTTTTCATTTTCTCACGAAGGTTATTCATATCCTCCAGCATTTTAGTATCTACAATCTTTGCATAAATCTGTGTGGTTCTTAAACTACTATGGCCCATCATTCGGCTAACCGTACTTATTGGCACATCATTGCTCAGTGTTATTGTGGTTGCAAATGTATGTCGGGCCATGTGAAAGGTTAGATTCTTATCTATTTCGCAAATTGTGGCAATCTCTTTTAAATATTCATTCATCTTCTGATTGCTCTTTACTGGCAGCAAACAACCATCATCGGCATATCGTTCTATAATTTCGGCAGCTTGTGGCAGCAATGGCACTTTGTATTCGAAATCGGTTTTAACTCTATCGCGCCAAATCCATTTGTTCCCTTCATGATCTATGTACAAATCCGATTTTTTCATGTCGCAAATGTCGGCGTATGATAATCCGGAATAAACCGAAAATAAAAATACATCGCGAATCTCTCGAAGTCTTTTCGTGCTAAAATCTTTTTCCTGCAATTTGCGCACCTCTGTTTCATCCAAATACCTTCGCTTGGCATCGGGTACTCTTTTAGGCTGAAATTTAATGTACGGATTATTCTGCACCGCTAACAGATCCATTTTAATGGCAGTGCTCACAAATGTTTTTAGCACCGAGTGATATTTAAAAACGGTTCGTGGTGCTTTATCCTGCAACAAGATATTATCGAGCTTTAAAATGTTCTCGAAAGTTAAATCTTTAAAGCTTGTGAGTATCCCTGTTCGTTCAATTACATTCAGCTTGCCAGTAATGGCACGGTAAGTGCTTCCTTTTAACGATTGTTTTTCCTCCAGGTTCTTTCGGCACCATTCTATAAAACCTATATCCGAATCGCCCGATAAAAACTGCTCAACATGTTCGAAAGTAAATTTTTTACCTTCGTCCATTATCCGGATCTCGTAATCTTCCAAACTCGAAATCATATCACGAAGCTTCTTATTCTTTTTAATTGCATTCGGATGATTAACAATCTTTTTCTTTTCATCATCCCATTGCGACTCTCGCAAATACTCTCCAGTAGTAAAAAACTTTTGCTTGCGATTCATATACACACGAAGTTGCACCAGTGCTTTATTCTCGCTGTTCAGTTTTCCTTTTCGATTGTAAACAAATTTATAGCTTGCACTCAT